AGTAAAAGATAAAGTAGAATTAGTACAAGAGAATAAAGTAGAATTAGTACAAGAGAATAAAGTAGAATTAACACAAGAAGAAATAGATATATTAGATAAGATAAGTAAGGATAAGATAGAATTACAACATGAAATTAATATGTTAAATGTGCAGAAACAGAGATTAGAGGAATCAAAACAGGTAGATGAGAATGATATTAAATTATATAATTTGTTTAAGGATAAGAGGGAAAATGATAATAATTTTAAGATACCAGAATTATTTGAGGATAAATATATAATATTTAAAAAATTAGAATCTGAAGAAAATTTATCATGGGAATCATTTATGTTAGAATATAATACTATAAATAATTATAATGAATATTTTGTAGAGAATAAGTATGAGAGGAAAATGAATATATCAGAAGATATTATAATAGATAGTGAATAATTATTTTCTATATTTAAATAATGTTTCGACTAGATGATATGGAAAAAATAAATTATAATATGAAATCTATTATAGATAAAGCAGCAGAAGAATATTTATCAATATATGAACCTACATTAAATGAAAGATCTGATATATATAAAATAATAAAAGAATATATAATAAAGAAAAAAAGAATAATATATGGTGGATATGCACAAAATTTATTATTAAAAGTAATAAATCCTGAATTAACATTTTATACAGAAAAAGGAGAAGCAGTATATAATTGGCCTGATATAGCAGATATAGAAATATATTCAAATGAACCATTTTTAGATGTTATTAATTTAACTGAAGAATTATATTCAAAAGGATATAAATATATTGAAGGAAAAGAAGGTATTCATGAAGGTACATATAAAATATATATAAATTATATAAATTATTGTGATATATCATATATACCTACACAATTATATAATAATTTGCCTATTATGAATGTTAATAATATGTTATGTGTTCATCCACATTTTATGATGGTTGATATGTATAGAATTATTACAGATCCTATGACATCATATTGGAGATTAAATAAATCATTACAAAGATTTAATTTATTAATAAAAAATTATCCAATTAATAATGAATTAATTGATAATAATATTAAATCAATATGGACAAAAAATATTGATTTAAATATATTAAAATTTATTAGAAATAATATTATAAAAAAATCAAAATTAATAGTAATTGGTTTTTATGCATATAATTATTATATAAAAAAACAAAATATAAATGATATGATTAAAATATATCCATATTATGAATTAATATCTAGTAATATATCAGAAGATGCAAAAAAAATATATAATATATTATCTAAAAAATATGATAAAAAAAATATAACTATAAAAGAATATTATCCTTTTTTTACATTTTATGATAATAGAATAGAATATTATATTAATAATAATTTAATATTAATATTATATGGTAATAATAAAAGATGTATAGTATATAATTATTCTAAGAAAAAAATGACATATTTTGGTACATCTAGTTTAGTATTTATGTATTTATTATTTAATTATTATTATTATTATATTAATAAAAATAAAATATATACAGAATTTTATGATATATTAATTAGTAAATTTTTTTATAATAAAAATAAATATTTAACTGATAGAAATATAACAGTATTAGATAATTCACCCTTTAAAGATTTCACTTTTAAATGTATCGGTTTTCCAATTGAACCAATGAGACAAAGTTTTATGGAAAAACATTTAAAAAAAAAACTTGGAAAAAGAATACAAATTAATTATATACCAACTGGTAAAATAAAAGAACATAAAGAAATGTTATATAATAATATTTCAGGAAATCAAATTTTTTTAGAAAAAAATTTAATTTTAAAAAATATCTAAATTATAATATAATGTCAAGTAGTTTAAATAATGTTTCAAGTACTAAATTATCTAAAGAAGAAAAATTGAAATTAAAAATCGATAAATCTTTAAAAATGAATGAAGATGGTCCTAATGAGGGTGATACTGAATTAAAACAAAAAGGAGGCAAACGTAAAGGGTCAAAAAAAAGTTCTAAATCAAAAACATCTAAAAAAAGTTCTAAATCAAAAACATCTAAAAAAACTAAATCAAAAAAATCTAAGAAAAGTTCTAAATCTAAAAATGTAATGATGGGTGGAAAAAAATCTTCTAAAAAAAGTTCTAAATCAAAAACATCTAAAAAAAGTTCTAAATCAAAAACATCTAAAAAATCTAAATCAAAAAAATCTAAGAAAAGTTCTAAATCTAAAAATGTAATGATGGGTGGGAAAAAATCTTCTAAGAAAAGTTCTAAATCAAAAACATCTAAAAAAAGTTCTAAATCAAAGAAATCTAAATCAAAAAAATCTAAATCTAAAAAATCTCCAATGATGGGTGGTAATGAATTTTTAATGAAAGGTGGTAGTTGTGGAAGTAATTAATACTCATCATCTGATTCAAAATCTTTAGTTTTATAATTTAATATTGATTTAGTATTTATGTTATCATCTAAAAATTTAATTTTATTTTTTAGAATTAAATTATTATATATTTTATAATTTGTATTAATTTTATAATATTTTTTTCTTTTTTCGCTAATATTTCTTAATATATCTAATTTATCTAAATTTTTACGATAATATTTAATTTGTTCCCATGTTTTATTTAAAATTGGTATTATATTATTTAAAAATATATCATTTCTATCAATCGTTAGATTATGCGATAATTCTAATTTCCAATATATTATTTTATGAAAATAATAATTATTATATATATCAGGATATAATATTTTATAATCATTTAATATATCAACTATCCATATCATATATTCAGATTCATTCATATCTATATAATTTGGATAAATATATTTACTTTTCCATTCAATTTTATCACCCTCAAATTCTGGTATAAATTTTTTTGGGAAAAATTCTAATATAATTCCTTTTTTTAATTTATTATTAATATCTAAATTTATATATTGTTTTTTATTTTTTTCAGATAAAGTATTATTAATTGATTCTGTTATATAACAATCATCACATTTATCATTCATAAAATCTTCTTTTGTTTTATATTCTGATATTTTACATTGCCAAAAATCACATTTATCTAAATCACAACATATTAATTGTTGTTGAACTTGACAATAATAATAAAATGGACATATATCACCAATTGGATTACCTGTTTTATGTATTTCTCTTGTAACTGGACATTTAATTTCTAACATTCTACCTAATCTTGTAGAAAATTTATTATCTAACGTATATTGCGAACATATACCATCTGGTGATGCTCCTAAAAAATTATATGTTTCAGATGGTAAAGCACCAAATTCAAAAACTTTAGTATTATATATATGTTCATATATTAATGTGGCTATTTGTTCATATTTTTTACCATGAAATACCGTATCATTATCTCTAAATGGAAAATGTGGATCACATTTTTTTAATATAAATGATTCTATTGGTTCATAAGGATTTAAATCTATAGCAGCAGCAGTATCTGATGCTGTAATTCTATTATATCTATAATCGTACCACTCTTTAGAACGTTGTATAGGTTGTGGTAATTTTTTTAATTTATTAAAATGTTCGCTTAATTTAATATATTCATTAGGAATATCTATAATAGGATTATTATTATTATATTCTCTAAATAATAATTTAGATATATCATTTAATTTATAATCTATACTAAATAATTTATTAAATATTTCATTAATAATTTGTTTATCTATATTAAATTCAACTATTAAATCATATTTTAATTTATTATATAATATATTATCTATATTATTATCTTTAATATGACTTTTAATATATTTTATAATACTATCTAAATTATGTGTCATTAATAATAATAATAATATTCTCTTAAATAATATTATTATTCAATTTTTATTATTATAAAAAATATTGAAATAAATATATATTATTATAATATATTATATAATGATAAATAATATGAATATGGATATGTTAAATGCTGATTTATTTGCACAAAGATTACATTATCAAGATTTATATAATAATGAAAGAGACATTATTAAAAAATTAAAATTATATTTATATTCTAGAAATATCAATATAACTGATATTAATAATATATTATTTGGATTTTATCAATATTATAATATAGATAATATAACTATAGAATTTATACAAGAATCTACGGTACATATACTACCATATTTTAATATTCCTAATAATAATAATATTAATAATTATATTAATATTATAAATAATTTAATAAGAAATAGATATAATGAAGAAAATAATAATAATGAAGATAATAATAATAATGAAGATGATAATAATAATAATGATAATGATGATGATAATAATAATGAAGAAAATAATAATCAAAATAATAATAATAATAATAATAATAATAATAATAATAATAATAATAATAATAATAATAATAATAATAATAATAATAATAATAATAATAATAAGAAGAAGAAGAATAATAATAATAATAAGAATAATAATAATAATAATAACAATTACAATAATGATGATGATGATAATAATAAT